CTAATAGTATTGATTGTTGATGCAGGCAATGATGCGGATATCATTTTAAACGATGAATCTTCTGCAGGAACATTAATACCTGTAGGCCAAATTGGTTCAACGACAAATCTATTGGCACGAGTGCCACCCAAAAAACCTTCTTTAAAAGTTGTTATTGAATTATTGTTTGCCATTATTGTGTAAGACTAATATCAATTACAAAACTATCAATACTTAAAATTGGTTTAATTATGACGGTCATATTTAATGTGCCGGAATTATCAATATTATTAGAACTATCACAAATAATTTGTGTTACGGCTGTATCAATAAATGTTAAATATGGATCTATTGCACTTTCAATTTCAGAAGTAACTTGTGCTCTAGTTGTAGAATTGTTAATTTCAAAAAGATACTTTAGACCAATTGCATCCAAATCTTTTCTTAATGCTGAACGTAAACGAGATGGTCCAACTCTGTCATAACTTGTAAGTGCTCCACTTGCAGTTGCACCAACAATATCTGAACCTAAGAACTTTGGATTGTAATTTACAAAGAAATTTACTTTATTATTTCTTAATGTGGTTTTTAATGAATCATTCCAGTCAATAGATGATGATACGTTTCCATTAAGAATTGTTGACCTATCAAGACCAGCCACTGAAAGATATAATTCATTTCTGTTTTTTGCTCTTGCAAAAAATCCACCAACATCTGTAGAAGTTGGTAGTTTGTATGTGATTTGAGTATTTGCTTGTAATGTAGAAGTATCTAAAGTTGAAATATCTTTGACACCATAAACATTAAAGATTCGGTTGGCAACCGTTGTTCCGGTTACAAGAGACGCACTACCAAACAAGGAAGCATAATTTGCCATTGTGTAACCACTACCAGTTACACCAGTAATATCTGCAATAGAAGGAAATATTCCTGTTGTGTATGGTTGGTCAATCAACCAGGTGCACAGTGCACTATTGGCTTCTTGACCAATAATAACATCTAGATAATTTTCAGTAGTTGCAATATAGTTGTCAAAGCCAACTGGGTCACCAACAATAACCAGTGTACCACCATAGGCTAGAAAATTAATTGCATTTAGAAAATCGTTTCCAGCGGGTCTTGCTACAAGTTGAACTTTGTCATCTATTGTTCCGGCTGTTTGGAAGAAACCAAATGTTCCACCAGCAGAAGGATCTGAAATCAAACATGATGTGATACCGGACAACTGGTTCAAATCACCAACAAGTTCCTGTGGTGTTGTGTATACAATATACGTAGATGAGGTATAACCCTTGGCAGGACTATATAAATTTGCTCTAGAATAGACTAACCATCCAAATAAACCACCTGGATCATTACTGGCTGCACCACAAATACCATTAAAGGTAATTCCGGCATATGTTGAACCCAATTTCATACCACCTAATAGATCTAGAGTGGTGCTTTCAGTAGAATATTGGCTGGCGTTAATAAAGGAGCTAAGTGATGGCATTTATTTTCCTTATGATGTCAAAATATTTAGCATTTTAACTAGGATACCAAATCACCCCATCCTGGACATATTCACCTTCGTCATCTTCTGAATGTGTAGAAGGCATGAATAGAATATTATCATCTTCTGGTTTTTTGGCATCCTCGTAACTAAATTGTGCCTGTTCGATCAAATCAGAAAAATATTCTTGTCTGGTTAACCATGCAAAAAACACCAAACTCATTACTAAGTCGTCATGTTGACCATCTTCAGCCTTATAGGTATTAGATTTGGAAATAAATGACATCAATTCAACAATAATACGCTCATCATTTAATATGATCTTATTTTCTTCAATTAACCGTTTAAGAATAGCACAACCAATTTTTTTAGTTTGGGCAGTCGTTCTTATACCCATTTCATTTTTTCCAACCCCACCAAAGCCTTGAGACAAAATTTGTCCTTTTCGACCCATTACTTTTGTCATCAATACATTTTCGTATTCTAGATCGGTGTGTAAAATATTGGAAACCTGTCCACCCAAGTCATTTGTTTCAATTAAAACATATGCATTATTATATGCTTTGGCTGAATTAAATATAACTGTTGGAAAATTAAATGGGCTAATAGTATTATTTCTATAGGTAGCAACCACTTTGTATGGTGTGCTAGTTCCATCAATTACCGTAAATGCAGAATAGTCAGACCCCTGTCCACGAGATACGTCAGCCTGTAAAAAATAAATTTTATCGGTTTGTGGAATTTCATATACTCTATGACCTTCTACATTTTCAGAAATTGGTTCTTCCGGAGCAAGAACATTTAATTTTGTTGATGAAATTAAAGTATTAGAAGATCCTAAGAAACTGCAACCATACTCTTGGTTAAACTGTTCTTGGCTTGTATTGGCAATCTGTTCTTCTGCCCATTCTTGATTGCGTCTAGGTCCACCTGGAGTTATTGGAACTTGAGTCCAATCAACTTCAACGGGTACAAATCTATTTTTTGATTTATGTCCTGCAGGTCTATTAGCATCTACCCAAAGTTTATGAAAATGATTCATACCATTTGGAGTTGAAACAATTATTAATTTGGTAGTCAAACCTGCCGAAATGGTTGGATACGTGGAAGAATAGAATTCTTCCGCAATATGCGAAGGTAAGAACGCGTACTCATCCAACAACAATAGGTTATAAGAGCCACCACGGATCGCTGAAGACGATGTTGCATCGCAGACGACTCTAGACCCGTTTTCCAATTTAAAACTCGTCTTGTTCCATTCTACTACTCCTTGTTGCAGGAAATGTGGTAGATTTTCATAGGCTAATTGAAGTTTAGCAAACAATTCATCTTTTGCTGTTTTTAACTTATTGGCAAGAATAGCAACATTTACGCTTTGATTAAAAGTAACATAATGGCAAATATACCCAATAACAGAAGTAGACTTGCCAGATTGCCGAGGCCATTTTGAGATTACAAAACGATTTTGATGAATCTGTTTTACAAATTCTTCCTGATAATCATACAACTTGAAAGGCATGATACCCTTATCAAGAGTTTTAACTTTTACATATTTACTACAAAAATATACAGGATCATTGGCACATTTAACATATTCTTCCAGTTGCTCTTTAGTATACTGAATATCAATGCCAGGTGGCTTTAGTTTTGGGTTATTTCTATAACCTTGATTACCGTTGTTTAGACTCATTATTCACAACCTCTGCTTCGATTACTTTATCGGTGCTTCTATCTTTATTTAAGAGGTTCTGAAGATCCTTGGTCGATCCAACAAAAACTGAATTATTTGTTTGTGAAACTTTGGTATTAGATGAGGTAGTATCTTTGGCTTTCTTATGAACATCTAAAACATTGTTGTTTAGATCTGCCATAGTTTTTAAGAGAATGGCAACAACTTCAAATGCTCTTGGACTATCAGATTCGGTAGCAACCTTTAATGCACTTTCAAGGGCTATAGTTCCATTCCCAAGCAAATCCTTTAAATTTGATTGAACCAACTCATAATCTTTTTGAAAATTATTATTGTCAAACGTACCACCAGATGTTGCTTTTGGTTCTGCGATTATTGCAGTATCAGGAACATCAAACAATTTAACCAAATTTTTATTAATATTCATATTTAATCTTCAAAAATTACACCACTGTTGGATGTAGTAACCGCTGTTGCTGCCTTTACTTCACCAAATATCCAAGATTTTGCTATAAATTGGAATGATGCAATATTTAATCTTCTGCTACTTAAATCACCTTCATATTTTTCAGTTAAACTATTTGTTACCATAACAATTGGTATCTGAACATCTTGTTGAGTTTCATTCATATTCATTGTTATAATATGGTCTGGAACAAAATATGGCATAATTTGTTCTACAATCTGCAACATATCATCTGTGTGTCTGGTATAAACAAACAAATTAAATGATACATTTACAGGAATCTTTGATCCAATTTGAGTTCCCGAAGATTGACATGTTCCATTAACATTTGTTAAATTCAAGATTGGTGCAATACGATTTAAACGGCGAGTTGGATCTGGAACAATAGTATTAATAATATAACTAATAATTGGTAATTGAGTTTCAATACGAGTACCATCAGTTATAGAAGAAGGTTGTAATAAACGTTGAATAAACTTTTCTTGAGGAGAATAGTGAATGGGAACACGAATATTAAAACTAGTAGATGTATCTGGTTCAATGCGAGCAACTTCAATCTTGCTAAACAGTGAACCAAAACCAACTACAAGTTTTCTTAAATTTTCGTTGTAATAGTGTCCAAACATATTAATCCTTATGTGTTACCAGGTTGATCACATTCTGAAAACGGATCATTTGGATCAAATCCATAACAATTGCCTTCAGTCTGTAGTACGTCATTAATACCAAAGGTGGTACCAAGAACATTATTTAATGGAATATGCAAGGCTCCAGACAACCCTGTTGTAGATGTATATGGAACATTGACTGCTGTATTATTTGTTTCAATTTTCTCATAACTGTAAGTGAAGAGTTCTGCAGTTATTTGATATGAATATAATTTTCCTAATGGATATAGGGGATTTTCATGTTCAACAAAATTAATTTCAAACAATGATTTTGATAAAGGTAAATAGATAAGATCACCTTCACGGGGTCTAATGAT